TAAAACTTATATACACGTTAATCAACACAAAATAAGAGCAAACAAGAAACACGGTACAGATGAACCTGTTATAACTGTTAAAAAAGGTAAAGAAAATAGATATTGTCACGAAGTAAAAATTAATGGACCAAGTACTGTAATGTATGGTGGAAATGAAAAGCCTATATTATCTTGTGGTGCTAGGGTTGTTATTTCTACTGAAAGTGAAGTTGAAATAGTTCGTTAGTCTATTTTTCTTACAAGTTGTACTGAACGTCTTTTAATACGTTTCTGAATTATATTTGCTAGACTTGTAGTTGGTCCCCATATGACTTCCACATCTTTAGAGTTCATATTGAGTATCCAATTTTTATATCGTGCTATTTGAGAACCTAAAAATAAATTTATCGGCATAAGCCTATTTGACTCCCACCACCATTGCTCACCAAGTTCTACAAATCTCTTTCTCAGTTCAGGAGAAGGTATAGCCTCAAAGTTATACATAGAGGTAATTACTTGGTCAGAGTTTATTATTATTCCTAGATGTTCAGTGAATTCTTTTTTATTTCCGTATCTCACATATGAGAAAAACGGATAATTCTCTTGCATCCATTCTACTTTTTCTTTGTCCATCGTTATATTTAGCATTGAAAAATTTTAGTCTCTCAGGTGATAAATACATCTATGAATAACTACAATATGTATCAGTATAGTAGAGACATAGAAATTGTTTGTTTAGATGGTGACAATACAAACAATATGAACAATTACCTGGGGAATACGCCAATGTACGACGGAACACACAAACTACATAAGGGTATAGACAATACTCTTAGATTTAAGATAAAAGATACGGATAGAAAACCTATCGATTTAACAAATAAAACGATTATATGGAAGATGTATGACAGAGATTCTAGAGAGAATGTACTATTCAAATACCTTACTGTCACCAACGCAACCAAAGGTATGGCATCTTTAATCGTACACACGGCTGATACAATTATGTTACCTCAGGGATTTTATCAGTTTGCAATGTACACTGTAGAAAATGGTGTAGAGCAAATCTTATATACAGATACGTATGACAATGCTAAAGGTCACGTTGAAGTAGTTGACGATGTATATCCAGAATTTGAGGAATCACAATCAACTGAAACGTTCTTTGATGATGGAACATACTTCATTTCTACTGCTTTTAATGGATCAGCATCAACATCTAAATCAAAATCAATACATACTCTTGCAATCTATTATGATGGGTTTACAGGTACAGTTGAAGTACAAGGTGACTTAAGTGAACAGCCTAGTTCTTCACACGATGATTGGTTTTTAATCTCACCAAAATTGTTCTCAAATCCAACAATTACTGTCAATAATGAGAGTGGTGTTCAAGCATTAGTACTTGAATCAAACGTAAATTGGATAAGAATTAGATATCAAGCAACTGCAGGAACAATCAAAAAAGTTCTACTGAGAAACTAATTACTCTTGACATTTGGTGCTAAAGGTACTATATTAACAGTATGGACCTTCAGCAAGTAATATATAGACATATACCTGGTAAGAATAGACAAGCAAGTGGTGGTTGGCTTAGTTTCAACTGTCCTTGTTGTATCGAGGAAGGCGAACCTCGACTAGATACCAGAATGCGAGGGGGTGTTCGTAGCGACGGAGATTCCATATCCTACCATTGTTTTAATTGTGGGTTCACTGCAAGTCACCGAACCGGAAGAATACTTAATAGAAAATTTCTAAAACTCTTGCGTAATTTAAATGTTTCTGAAGGAGAAATCAAGCGTTTACAGTTGGATGCTATCCGTCAGAAAGAATTGTCTGAAGGTCCATACCAAATAAAAAGAAATAAACAAAACTTTGTTCTTCCAAAATTTAAAGAATGTGATTTGCCTGAAGGCTCAGAAGAATTACAAAGTGTGTTATCGAAAGATAATCCACCAGAAGAGGCAGTGTTTTGTGCAAAGTATCTAATAGATAGAGGTGTATTTGATTTTATTGATGAAGTGTACTATTCTTCTGATATGAGATTTAAAAATAGAGTTATATTTCCATTCTATCAAGGTGATAAAATAGTTGGTTATACTGCACGTGATATCACAAATAATTCTAGTGCAAAGTATATTACTAAATCTCCAAAAAACTTTTTATTTAATACAGATAGAATAAAATCCAAGACTAAATATCTTATAGTTTGCGAAGGTATCATTGATGCACTGGCATTAGATTGTATCGCTATAACAAGCAATGAGGCTTCTCAAGAACAAATAGATTACATAAACCAATTCAAAGGCGAAGTGATTGTATGCCCTGATAGAGATAAAGCAGGACAAAAATTAATTCATCAAGCACAAGAAAATGGTTGGAGTGTATCTTTTCCTTTATGGGAAGACGATGTTAAAGATGCCGCAGATGCAATACATAAGTATGGTAAACTGTATACACTTAACAGTATCATTGAGGCACGTATAAGTAATAATACAAAAATAAGTGTGAAAATGAGAATAGGATAAAAAACATAATGAAAAAGAAAGTAACGATTATTCCGGAACCAAAAGAACAACCGAAACCAACTCCCCCACCTCCTCCACCAACGCCTCCGCAACCGCCGAAGCAACCAGGTGAGTACAGTAAAGATAATGGTGTATTGTTTATGGAGAAAGAATTCAATCAAGAAAATTGTATGCCTTTGGTAAAAATGATTATTGAATATAATCTTATGCCAAAAGACAAAGCACCAAATACAATTCATCTATATATTAATTCGCCAGGTGGATTAGTAGATAGTTGTATGCATTTAATTGATACGATTAAACAATCACGTATTCCTGTATATACTTATGGTATGGGGTGTATCGCAAGTTGTGGAGTAATGTTGATGATGTCTGGTGTAAAAGGTCATCGTTATCTTACACAAAATACGGCAGTTATGTCACACGAATTCAGTGGTGGACAAAAAGGACAATACCACGATATGTTAGATAGTAAAAAGCATATGGATTGGACAAACGAAAAACTGTTAGAACATTATATAAAGTGTACAGGTAAAACAAAAACATATATTCGTAAACATTTGTTGGCACCAAAAACAGACCATTGGTTAACTCCTGAAGAGGCAGTTAAACACGGTATTGCAGATAAAGTTATCACTACTTACTGATGCCTAGATTAGTGACATTTGGTTGTAGTCTAACCTACGGTCACGGTCTTGAAGATTGTTTTGAACCTCCATTAATGCCTGGTCCAAAGCATAGTAATCTTGCTTGGCCAACTATAGTTGCAAACAAATTTAATTTAAAACTTGAAAATTGTTCTCAACCTGGATTAAGTAATAGAGGTATATTACATAAAATATTAGAATTCAAATACAGAAAGAATGATATAATCATTGTAATGTGGACTAATGTGTTTAGATGGTCTAAAATTACACCTTCTGATATTGAAAATTACGGTCTCTGGTTAGATACTCCTTATGTAAATATGTTGGCAGAAAACGCCGATGAACACGATTTGACAGTAACATCGGCACAATGTGCCAATCTTGCTTGGCATCATTTGAAACAAAAGATATACACAAGACAGTTTCATATTATATCTGGTTCTGGATTAAAGGAAGATAGTCCTTGGAGAATGAATAGTTTTCAATGGAACCAAGTAAAATTTGAAGATTATGATTTTGGTTTACGCAAAGATTATCCATTAGCATTGGATAATGCACATCCTGGACTAGATGCCCACAAACAATTTGCAAAACTTGTTGTTAAATCTATTGACAAAGTGTAACAATTTTGTTAAGATAATACTTATAATAACTTCACAGAGGACTTATATATGAAAATCATAGCAGGAAACAGTAACAGAGAGTTAGCAGAAAAGATTTCTGAACATTGTTTTACTGATTTAGTACCAGCAAAGATTGATACATTTGCAGATGGTGAATGTAATGTAGAATTTCACGAAAACATCAGAGGTGAAGATGTTTTTATAATACAAAGCACAAGTAGTCCAGTTAATGATAGTTTGATGGAACTTATGATTATGATTGATGCGGCCACACGTAGTTCTGCAAAAAGAGTTACGGCAGTTATACCATACTTTGGTTATGCAAGGCAAGATAGAAAAAGTGCATCACGTACACCTATTACTGCAAAACTTGTATCGAACTTACTTACTAAGGCAGGTGCAGATAGAATTTTAACTATGGATTTACACGCAGGACAAATTCAAGGTTTCTTTGATATTCCTGTAGATGATTTAACCTCAAGATTAGTCTTTGCAAAAGACATTAAAAGAAAAATTATTAAAAAGTTAGAAGAACCTGTTATATTCGTTTCACCAGATGCTGGTGGTACAGTAAGAGCAAGAAAGTTTGCAGATATGTATCACGCCAACTATGCTATTGTTGACAAACGAAGACCAGAGGCAGGTAAGGCAGAAGTTATGAATTTGATTGGTGATGTTAAAGATAAACACGCAATCTTGGTAGATGATATTATCGATAGTGGTGGAACTCTTTGTAATGCGGCTCAGGCAATTTTAGATGCAGGAGCATTAAGTGTTAGAGCATATATTACACACGGTGTATTGAGTAATGGTGCTTGTCACAAAATTGAAAACAGTGTTCTTGAAGAATGCGTTATCACAGATAGTATTAAATTTAGTTGTCCTGATAATTGTAAAAAGACTAGAGTAGTTAGTGTATCTCAGTTATTAGGAGAGGCGATACGTAGAGTTAGTAACGAAGAAAGTGTCAGTAGCCTCTTTACAATGAAGGTTAGTTAGGAGAATAATGATTAGAGAAAAAGATTGGTCTAAAAAACTACACTGGACAACAACTGCTAGTGAAAAAGTTTTATTAGGTTTCATAGGAACCCTAACAATGATTGCCGCAGGTTTAGATATCTATAAAATGGTAGTTGTAGATATGAAAATCGAATTAGGTGATTTATTCTTGTTGTTCATTTATGCAGAGATTGTTGGTATGGTAGGTGCATTTTATTCAAGCAATAGAATACCTGTTACATTACCGATTATAATTGCAATTACGGCTTTATGTAGATTGATTGTTCTACATAGTAAAGAAGCCGATCCTTGGATGCTTTTTGCAGAAGCAGGTGCTATTGCTATATTGGCAGGTGCGGCATATATGATGTCGTTAAAAGATAAATTAAGTTTAGATAAAGAGTTGAGAAGAAAGCGACTTGACAAATCAAAATAAAAAGAGTAGACTATATAAATGGCTGAAATAAAAGATTATAATTTAGATTTACAAAAGTTATTCGTTCAGTTTATGATAACTGATCCTGAATTGTATTCTAGGGTACGTGCTATCATTGATCCAAAGTTTTTTGATAGAAGTATGAGAAAAGTAGTAGACTTATTGGTTAGTCATAGTGAAGAATATTCAACAGTTCCTACGCCAGATATTATCAAAGCACAAACAGGCGAAGATATTGAAAAGTTAGATAATATTATACAACATACAGATTGGTTTATCGATGAATTTGAAACTTTCTGTAGACATAAATCAATAGAAAAAGCAATTATTGATAGTGCAGATTTATTAGAGACTGGTAGATATGGCGAAGTAGAATCTAGAATTAAAGATGCAGTACAAGTTGGACTAGCACGTTCACTTGGTACAGATTATTTTGAAGATCCTAGGTCAAGACTTGAAAAACTAAAAGATAACAATGGACAAATATCTACAGGTTGGAAAGCACTAGATGATAAACTCTATGGTGGTATCAATCGTGGTGAGATTACAATTTTCGCAGGTGGTTCAGGTGCTGGTAAATCTTTGTTTATGCAAAATATGAGTTTGAATTGGGCACAATTAGGAATGAATTGTGTTTATTTCACTTTAGAACTTTCAGAAGAACTATCAAGTATGCGTATGGATGCAATGCTTACAGATAGAAGTACAAAAAGAATTTTCAAAGAACTAGATGATGTAGAATTACAAGTTAAAACTAAAGGTAAAAAATCAGGAATGCTAAGAGTTAAATATCTTCCTTCTGGTTCTACAGTAAATGACTTGCGTTCATATCTAAAAGAATTACAAATACAAACAGGTAAAAAAGTAGATTGTATGTGTGTTGACTATCTTGATTTGTTAATGCCAGCAACTAAGAAAGTTCCTGCAGGTGATTTGTTTATCAAAGACAAGTATGTTACAGAAGAAATTCGTAACTTTGCAATGGAAACTGAGACAGTTATGGTAACTGCATCACAGTTAAACAGAAGTGCAGTTGAAGAAATTGAGTTTGACCATTCACATATTGCAGGTGGTATCTCAAAAATTCAAACTGCTGACAATGTTATAGGTATCTTTACAAGTCAACAGATGCGAGAACGTGGACATTATCAATTACAACTGCTTAAAACACGTTCATCTAGTGGTGTAGGGTCTAAAATTACATTATCATTTGATAGAGATAGTCTAAAAATTGAAGATGATGTTGACGGACACGATGATGGCGATGGTCAACAAATTTCAAGTGCATTAAATATAATGGATACATTGAAAAAGAAAACAGTTGTCAATGAAGAAACCGAAGAAAAACAAGAAAAAACAGACGCCGCACAGAATTTAAGAGATATGGTCAGATCCAAATCACGTTCATTTCTTGAATAAAATTGATAAATACAGAAGAACGGAGATTATCAATGAGTAAACCACGTAAAAGTCTTTTTGAAGAATTAAACTCTTTAGCATATTCAAATGAAAGAGAAAGATTCGTAGAACAAAAAGGCGAGAACTTGATTTCTGGAGCAATCAATCTTATCGAATTTATAAATCGAGAGTTTGATGAAGAAACGGCATCTGACTTAACAAAACGATTAGTCAATAGTATTCGCTCTGGCGATCCTAGAAAGTTCAAACGTGGGATCAATTCAGCCAAGGCGAATAAGAAATGACACTAGAGCAACAATTAGACAATCTAAGAAAACTTGCAGGCATATATAAACCATATGCTCCAAAAGAACCTGCTCAAGAAAATATTTCTTATACAGGTACAGAGAAATCAAAACTTCAAAAGAAACATAACATTCAACCAGGAACAGATGAATGGTTTAGACTTTGGTTTGCAAAGCCACATTTAACTGGTGAAACTCCTTTTGGAGGAAATAAATGAAAATAAGAGATATTATAGGTAAAGGTAGAGAACGTAGATTTAGAGGTCCAAGAAAGCCACGTTTAAAACAAGTAGGCTTTCACAAAAAGATGAAAAATCTTTTAGATAATGAAATCTCAGAAGATAAAAATACGCATTTAGACCACGCAGAAGAACTTGTGTTTATACAAGGCAACGAAGGTATAAAACGTATTGTAAATTCTTTCTCGACTCTTTTAAATACACTTGATGGACAAGGCGGTGGTGATGCAATTACTACTAAATGGGATGGTGCTCCGGCTGTATTTGCTGGTACAGATCCAGAAGATGGAAAATTCTTTGTAGGTACAAAAGGTGTATTTGCTCAAAAGGCAAAATTAAACAAATCTCCAGAAGATATTGAAACAAATCATCCTGATACAACTAAGAATGATGAGCCTGTAAGTAAAGCAGGGTTACGTAGTAAATTAAATGCATCATTAGAACACTTAAAAGACTTAGGTATTGCAAATGTATTACAAGGTGATTTATTATTCACTAAGGGTGATTTAAAACAAGTTAATATTGAAGGTAAACCACATATTGCATTTAAACCAAATACAATTAGTTATGTTGTACCTGCTGATAGCGATACTGCTAAAGCAATGATGGCGGCAGAGTTAGGTATTGTATTCCATACAAGTTATGAAGGTAATAGTATGGAAGAAATGAAAGCAAAATTTGGATTTGATGCAAGTGAACTAAGACCATCATCAAAAGTTTGGTTTACAGATGCAAGAATTAAAGACGTATCTGGTCAAGTACAGTTATCAAAAGAAAATAGTGCAAAGATACGTTCAGCGATAAAAGAATTAAGTGCAATGTCAGTTGATGAAGATACTTTCAAAGCAATTAATCAGAAGATTGGTGGACTAGAACTAGTTCACGAAATAAAAGCACACGCAAACTTACCAATTAGAAATGGACAAGCATTAGAACAAGATGCAGATAAATTTGCAAATGACTTTTTAGTAAAATTACAAAATAAATTTGACGATGCAGTAGCAAAATTAAAAACAGGACCTGAAGGAAAAGCAGGTCAGGCTAAATTACAGGCTAAAGCAGAAGTTGAACAAATTATAAATAACAATAAGAAAAATATTGCTGATATGTATCGTGCATATTTAAAATCTGAGGCAGTTAAGATGATGTTTCAGAGAAAAATGAAAAACATAAAAGCAATAGATAGTTTTATAGAGCAACCAGACGGTTCTTTTAAAGTAACAGACCCTGAAGGTTTCGTAATTGTGGATCAAATAGGTAGAGCAATGAAAATAGTCGATAGATTAGAATTCAGTGCGGCCAACTTTGCAAAGGATTAATATGATGTTAAGTAAAGAATGCAAAGCACATCTAAAGGAAGCAGGAATGGGCCCGTTTCAACACGCCCGTTTCGCATTAGGAATTGCATTCGAACTTCAGGTTGCAACTGCGGCTTTGGTTGTTCACGCAGTGGCTCCAAGATGTTGTAAAACATATGCAAGTGATAAAATTCTAGATATTGCGGAACGTTTAAAAGAGATGAAAAATGGAAAGTAAATTAAAATTAATACCTGATTTAACTGAAAGCAGATTATTCAGAACAAGACAAAATCAAAGCAAATTAAACGTAGATGATGCGGCAGAATTAACATTTGCATATTTTATGATTTTAAATATGTTTAATAAAGATTATGAATTTGCTCCATTGGCAAAAGATTATGCTAATAGAACAATGCAATATCGTAATTTTGATTACTTTAGAATGAGTGGTACAGATTTATATGCAACATTAAATCGTATGATGGGCAAACAACAAGATTTAGATGACGAAAGAGATAAGATTGCAATGGGTCGTATCAATATAAAAAGACAAGACGTACTAAGATATCTAAATCATATTGGTTCAAGCAAATCAGACGCAGGATTTGAACAAAGAATGCTATTAAGATTTCAACGTGACTTAAATATACAAGATAGTATGTTAAGGTCTATGAGAAGATTGGTAGCAGATTGGGATAATCTAAATCAAAATCAAAAAGCACTAGTTACTACAAGAATGATGCAATATACACGTGCAAAAGCAATGCGTAGTGAACTAATGCCTGCTCTAAAATCGTTTCAAAAACGTGGAAACTACATAGTTAACGATGAGAAAGATACTAAAAAGAGCATTTGGAACAATCCAATAACTAAAACGGCGGCGGCCGCGGCTGTTATATACGGTGCCCGTAAAGCAGGTAAGGCTCTAGGTAAGACTACATATCAAACAGGTCGTACATTAGGAAATAAATACCAAAATCGTGGCAAATAAGGCCCATTTTTCCTCAAAAAATGATAAATAAAAGCATAGAGCGATATAATTATATGCTCAAATAAATTCATTTAGGAGAACTAAAATGGCAAAAGTACACGAAACATATTCAGCAGGTCAATTCCTTACTGGTAACTTAAATCACTTCACAGTGACAAAAACTGGTATGGCTTCATCTGACCTAAAAGCAATCATTGAAGGTGCTGGCACAAGAGCAACAGTTGTTCTTGTTGGTGCAATCGATGGTAACGATGTAAGAATTGCAGTAGAAAACAACGGCGCTTGGGATGCCGCTGGTCTAGACACGGCTCTAGGAGCAGACTTCTCAGTGGCGGATTTCGCTTACTAATTTTACCCCCCTGGACGTTAGTCCAACCCCACACTTTGCGTGTATTAAAAGGCCCGGTTTTTAATCGGGTCTTTTTTTATTATATACAAAGATAAATATAAGTAATATAAAGCATATTGGAGTAAACTTATGGCAAAGATACACGGCGCGGCATCGGCAGGAGAAAATCTAACAGGGAACATAAATTTCTATACGATTTATGTGAAACAATTAGATATGACTGCTACAGGAAATGTTGCAGAACAATCACAACAAAATTTTGATGATGTTGTGAATTTAATCTCTTTGGTTGCACAACCTATTGTTATGAATAACCCTTTGTCAGTTACATTAGACGGTCTAGCACCATCAATGACTGGTCCTGGTATGTTATTTAAGTTTGCAGTAGAGCATCCGAGAGTTTTTGAAAGAAACGGAGACAACGTTTCAGTTCTAAAAGAACTATTTGAAGGCGTACAAATCGAAAATACTGTACTTCAAGAAGGTACAAACATCGAATTTGTAATGTCTGACATTCTATAAACAATTTCTATTAAATTTCAAGGCGGAGAGAGCAATTTCTCCGTCTTTTCTTTTCTATTCATAGATAACCTTTGGACCTAACAATGATAAATACAAACAATGGGATTTAATCTCAAGTAGGAGTTATTTTTTATGTCAGATATAGATGCAAAATTGGCGGCACTAGAAACAGAGAGTTTAGAAACTCACGTAGCAGTTTGCCACGAAAGATATAAAAATTTAGATACAAGTATTAATAGATTAGAAGGTCTAATTGAAAAAAATGCGTCTGATACTAAAGAAGGATTAGGCGAATTAAAGAAAATAATCATTTGGGCAACTTCAACTCTATTTGGAACTATGTTACTTGCGTTACTAACATCAGTCTTTGGAGGACTATAATGTTATTAAATGAAGTAACAGAAGATGTATACGAAGCCAAACTGGTTTATGCTCGTAAGGGCAGACAAGTTGTACGTAAGTATCGTTGTTCATCAGGTCGTCTAAAAGGTAAAACAGTATCTAACCCAAGTGCTTGTTTTAAACCAGTAGATATTAAAAAAAGATTTACTCTTGCTAGAACAAAAGCAAAAATGGGTGCTAGATTAAAAAGAAAGTCTGCTATGACTAGAAGAATGAATCCAGCAAGTAGACGTTTGAAAACGTTGAACAAACGATAAGAGGAGATAGAGCAATGGAATTAAAAAAAGATATTATGAATTCAATGAACGAAGATATTTCTGATAAGATTGCCGACATTGCAGATTTAGTTGGTGAGAAAGAAGAAGTTGTTCGTGATAGATTAAAAACTTTAAACTTTCGTGATTACATTGAACTATCGAAAGCAGTTAGAAATACAGAAATGGAAAAAGCAAGAGATATTCTTGGGCTTGGACTTGAAGAAACAGAATACAAGTATGATGGAAAACTTGTACATATTTCTAAAGAAGAATTTAAAAAAGTAAGCGGTGACTACAAGAACGATACACCAGGCGAAGAACGTATGGTTATTTTAGATCCTGAGTCAGGTGCTACAATTTCAGTACCAGTTAAATTTATTGGTGAAGAAGTTGAAGAAGTAAATGAAGACGAAAAAAAGATTGCGGCGGATATTAAAGATTATGTTGATGACCACAAAAAACATTTTGATGCGTATCCAATGGACGTAGAAGTTGACGATAGAGTTTATGACTACGATGAATACTGGAAAATGTTAGATAAGTATTATCCAGTGAATGAATATAGTCAAGGTGGAACACAAGGTACAATGACACCAGGTGAAATGAGAGGCGCAAAAGCACAAGCAGGCGCTCAACAAGGTCAAGAAATGACTCCACAGAATAAAACTAAAAAAGCACAAGCAATGATGCGTTTAGGTAAAAAGAATTTAGGCGGAGCAACTGCCCAACAGGCGGCTGATGCACTAGATAAAGCAGGACAAGGTAAACCATTAACACCAATTCAGCGTAAGGCAATGGCTCAACAAGCGGCCAGCGTTGACCAGTTAGCGGCAGATCCAAAAACTGCAACACAATTTAGGAACTTATTAAATAAACTTAATAGGTAATAGGGGTAGTATATGAGATTAAAAGAAGTATTAGGTGGATTATACGTTATGGTTACTGAGGAAGAAAATGATTTAATTATGAAGTATTTCTCAGAAAACGAATACGTAAATGAAACTCAATTAACTGAAAGAGAACAGGTAATTGCAAATAGACTATCACACAAAGGTGTTCTTATGCCATCTTTAAGAGGGTATAGGACAGTATAACGGAGGACTTTATGACGGCACCAAGCAAAAAAGATGTAGATTCAATGGCGAACATTCTTAGAGCAATGTCAGGCGATAAGAGTGGTTTGATATCAGAGGCATCTAATAACCAGGTACAGGGTAACGATAACGTAGATATTACTCCAGGCGTTAAAAAAGCAGATATTAAGGCTATGGAAAATATTATGAAAAACTTTCAAAATGCAACATCTAACGTTGCACAGAAAGTTGC